ATTTGTGTCCTCCACTTATTAATATGTTTATCCCATTTTTCATCATTCATTCTTCTTCCTCCGCAATTTCAATTATAGCACCTGTTAATATACATTTACTTTTCATATTTACCACCATTCATCAAGTGTTTTTTGATTTTCATCTTTTTTAATTTCTTCTAAATTCCAACCCATTGCATTGTAAATGGGTTTCGCCTTTTTAACTATTGACTCAGCATAGTGTTTGTAATCCGGTTTATATTCTTTTAGTTCATCAAGAGTCGGTGCAGAAATATAACTTGGTCTTTTAGATACACCCGTTACAGGATTCATATAATTAGGTCTAGAAAATACATCTTCAACCTTAAGATACAAATACGAATCATTTATTGTTCCCACATTTTGATTATACCATAAGACACCTTCAACCCCACTACTAACTGTTGGTCTTTTACCTTCTGTAGTAACAAGAATTAAAGATGATAAACAATCCTTCTTACTACACCTTAGAATACCTTTCACATTTTTTCTTAATTCTAATAATTTATCTACTGAATATGTTTTATCACAATCAAGACATTTATATGTGAATCTTTCCGCTCTATATCTAGTTCGGTTAATCAACATATCTAATTCTATTCTACCCTTTAATATATCATTATATTTTTTCTTTAGAAAATTAGTTATTTCTTTTTCAGAAGATTGACCAACCCACATTTTTAATATTTTAGTTTGGATTTCTTTATCTAACTTAGTTATTGTTCTTCTTTTTGCAGTAAAACCCGTCATAACAAATTCCGGCTCATCTAAATATTCACCGTCTTTCCAAGAAATAAGACCTGCATTTCTATTTTTTGTTATGCCTACACCTAAAGATTCATAATATTTTTCAAATTCTATTGTTACAGGGTGTTGTTCTAAATTTAGAATATTAGGAAATAAATTCCTAACATGGTTATTTAGTAAAGCCAACACTTCTTCTGCGTTCTCCATAGGCATTTGAACATATATTGAATCAGTATGTCCATAAACTACTTTCATAATAATCCCTTTTCCTTTCTTAACTGTCTTTGTTTTTTAATATAACATTTACCACAAACAGTTTTTCCGTGATATTCATGTGATTTAGTATTTGCTTTAGATATTAAATCTCCACACATTCTACAATTCATTGCATAATTTTTATAGTTTCTATTACTCATATTTTAGTCCTCCTAAAAAACAACCAAAATATTAATGCCGT